TTCCTTATCGGTATCTCAGCATACATGGGAAGACAGTGGGAATTATCATACAGACTAGGTATGAGACCTTGGATATGTGTAGCATATTCAGCACCTGTGTCTGCAGCATTTGCAGTATTCCTTGTGTATCCTTTCGGTCAAGGTTCTTTCTCTGACGGAATGCCACTAGGCATCTCAGGTACTTTCAACTTTATGTTTGTGTTCCAAGCAGAGCACAACATTCTAATGCATCCTTTCCACATGGCAGGAGTAGCAGGAATGTTTGGTGGTAGTCTCTTCAGTGCAATGCACGGTTCTCTAGTTACATCTTCTCTAATCAGAGAGACAACTGAAGACGAGAGTCAAAACTACGGATATAAATTTGGACAAGAAGAAGAAACATACAACATAGTAGCAGCACACG